CCCCTAAAAGGAATTTTGCCACAAAGAGAAGTTATAAAAATAATTGTAGCGGACGCTGATTTTTTCATACATGGGACAAATAATTGAGATAAATACATGGGTCCAGAAACATTTATGTCATATGCCCTTCTAAAATTATCCATTGTTTCATTAATAATAAAGGTTGGATTAGAACCCCCGCCTGCGTTATTAACTAAAAGATCTAATGTAATGTCTTTATATTTTTCAAAAAAACTTTTTATTTCATTTTCATTTGTTATGTCCATTTTGTAAATTTCTATATTCTCAGACAATAACTCACTAGGCTTAGTTAAATCTCTAGAAACAGCAATAACCTTATATCCATTTTCAGATAAAAGTTTAACAGTTGCATAGCCGACACCTTTGCTTGCACCAGTAACTATGGCCGTTTTCACTACATGCCTTGCTGTTGATTAAGTTGCATATTATTATGAATCCAGTGTCCAGGAATCATATACTTAACGCCAGACTTAACTGTGTGTGCTGTATGAAAATATGGTGCCTCTGCTGGAAAAATAATTACACTGTTTGCTTTGGGTTTTATCCCAAAATCTATTGAACGGTTTGCGAATGCATCCTGATAATCTAAGTTTACTGGGGGCGCTCCATGAACCCATCCATCTTTACTATTCCATCCACCATCGTAATCCTTTAACTGAAATGATATCTCTCCACCTTCGCAGTCATCATTAAGATACATGACTAGGGAGTATCTTAGCGTCTTGTCGCCATCTAATTGATCAAAATGTGCCCCCATTGCCATCCCAGTATAATATTTTTTAATGTTGAATGTCGGGAATAGCCTTGGCTCATCAAAGTCACCCATGGCTTCTGCATAATCTTTACAAACATTATACATAGTTGTCATTACTGAATCATAAATATATTTGCTTTTTTCTCCTACTAATCCGCCAACTTTTAAAATAGCATTAATGTCAAAAGTTTTTGTCTCTCCATAAATAAAATTTTTATCATTGGAAGATGTCCATTTTTGCCAAAGATTAACTTTAGTATTATCATCAAATTCCATGTCCTCTAAATCATTTAATACAGACATAAAATTATCAAAATTTTCTATAGCATCTGTATAATAGTATACTTTTGGATCTAAGATTTCTTTATTCATTTTAATACCTATTCCTTTCATAATGTCCTATTTCTTTTATAAAACCAACTATAACATATCTTATTGGACCTTCTCCAACATGCCTTACTCCATGCTCGTATTCTTCATTACCTGGAAAGAATAAAAGATCTCTTGGCTTTGGCCTTATTGATATATTTTTATTTGGAAAAAATAATTCTCCATCCACATAGTCATCATTAATATACAATATTGTTGCATAATGTATAGATGGATCTGTATGCTGATCAGTATGTGACTTTAATTCAACACCCTTCTGCATTCTTTGAATAGTCGCAAGTCCACTAAGTTCAAGTCCTGGAAAAGAAGGGTGGATTATTGCTGCCAATCTACCATAAAAGACATGTTGCTCTGGATGATGTTTAATATTTAAATTTTTATCTACCCAGTTTTGCGTAATTTCAAACTTTCCTTCAGCAACCAGATTATCCACATCATCTCTGCCAAACTTTTCTAAACAAAATCTTTTTAAGTTTCCCATATATTCTACTTCCCAATCTGCCTGAGAAGCATTATTAATAATGTTCCAAATAAAATCTAATTCTTCTTCTGTTAAAAAGTTTTTAATCCATAATAATTCTGGCGTTACTTCTTCAAATTCTAAACCACTATCTTTTAACTTTTCTTTTAAATCATTAATCACTTTAATCAACATCCTTTTTAAATTGATATAATTGACCATCCTGATCTATCTTATACCCATCCTTAAGAAGTTTTTGCCATTCTGCCCTTTCGACTTCTTGTTTTGCCCTGGTTTCTTTCATTTCTGCTGCCCAGGCATCCCGAAGTTCTTGTGGATAGGCATCTTCTTCACGATCATCCCAAAAAGAACCTATGGTGTATCTAACACCACTAGTTATTAAAGTTACTTCGTGCATGTTGTTGAATCCGCCGTCAAATGCAGCAAGCATTCCAACTTTAGGCTTAATACTTATTTCTTGTCCTGGAAATTGTAATAGTCCGCCCTCAAAATTGTCATTTAAATATAAAAAAGCAGCATATCTACTTCTAGTAAATGCGCCAGAATTGCCGTGCTCGTCTGTGTTATCAGAATGAATTCTTGCGTAAGCCCCTGGCTCCCATTTTTGAGTATGATACCCGATTTGAGAAATTATTTTGGGATCTAAATCGTGGACACTTGCAACGGCTTTTATAATGCCTTCTTTCATTTGTGAAAAAATATTAGAAGGCAAACCTTCAGCAACAACATGCTCATCATTGTCTGGAGGAAGAACAGATGAATAAGATTCATAAAAAGATATTGGCATCCAACTAATAGTTCCTAATTCTGCATGTTTGTCTAACACCTTTACTAACTTTTCAGCAGTATCAGAATCTATAAAATTTTCGTAAACCACTATATCTTTAGTCAGTCTATTTTTATCAGTTAAGTTCAAATTTCTCAACTCCCTCTTTTTCTATTTTTAATCTTGCTGGATTTTGCTGGTGATATTCATTATATAAGCGCTCAAACTCTGATGGCCAAGAGTCGCCAAACTCCTTTTGTTTTTCGTACCATTCATCTGAACCTTCTTCATATTTTTGCCAGTGTGACCTAGATATATATTTTTTATTTTTTAAAACAGACTTTACTCCATGTAAGAACACTTTGCCATTTTCAGTAAGATAGTCTGGGTGTCCTGCTGGAAAAACAAGTATGTCACCCTTTTTTGGAGTATATTTCATTTGCTTATTATTTACATAAAACTCAATTTCTCCACCCTCATAGTCGTCATTATGATATACCAAAGTACTAAAAACAAAATTATACCTTGGACTTTTTATTGGTTCTCTGGTATAGTCAGAATGATAAGCCATGGCAACACCATTTCTAAATGCCTCTATCCCAGCATTACCCTGGGTTTCACTTGCTATGTCATATGAGCAATATTGAGGTCCGCCCCACTTCCATACCTGTTTGCCTTGATATGTTTTACTTACATCAACATCTATATTATATCTTTTAATGTAGTCTTGGTCTGCTATATATATATTTTTTTCAATTTCTAATGTTAGGTCATATTGTTCAGACTCTAGTCCTTCTAAATTACTATCTTTTTTATTAACAATGTCATATCCATTTTCATTAATATTAATTAATCGTGGCTGCTGTGATACATATCTTCCAAAATTACTCCATTTAGACCATTTCAAAAAATTTGTATCTTGTAGTTCTGATTTTTTAATAATATCTATAACTTTGTCTACGTCTTCAAATAAACCCTGATAAAGCATTATATAGGGATATAATTCTTTTGCAACAAAATTATTACTCATCATTTCCCCTAATACCATTTTCTGGATCCCATTTTTGTATTGACTCATCATTGGGAAAAATTCTATAATATTTTTTATTAAAATCTGGCTTAACTTTTCCAGTATGCTCTAGAATCTCCCAAAAAAATGGACAAGTATATCTTGTTCCATTTTTAATTTTAGTAACTCCATGTACATAATTCATATCTCCTGGAAAGAAATATGCTGAACCACGTTTTGGTTTAAATTGTATTCCTTGATTTGGAAAGTATAACTCTCCACCTTCATAATCATCATTAATATAAAATAAACTTGCTATATCATAATATGGAAAATCATTTGGAGTTCCTGCATCTGGTCCAGAATGTAATTCTTTATCTGCATGAGGTAACTGAAATTGTCCTGGATTCCATTTAACAATTGTTTGACCTGTAGGACGGACTATAACATTAAAAAAATTTTCTACAACAGGCTGAAGTTTATTAAATAATCCTATAATTACTCGAACAATTTGTGGATCATTTTGATTAAGCGATGGTGCACTTGCAACCCTATCTTTCCAATAGTCTGCGTCATAAATAATAGTACCATTTTCATTTTTATGACTTTCGGTAACATCCCAAATTTTTATACTTCTTGCTGCTTTATCTAAAAAATCAACTTCTTCTTGAGTCATAAAATTTTCTAACTCAATAATATTTTCAGGACCACTTCCGAAAAATCCAGACGGTGTGATTGAGGGAGTTCGTACTACTTCTATGGCATTTTTTTCTATCATATTATTATTATATCACCTTATACAGTGTTATCTTTTACGGAAAGTCTCAATGTTTTTGTTTCATGAGAACCCAAAGATTCATTTTTTTCATTTACTGCATCTCTATACCAATCTGTCCATTGTCCAGAAGAATTTAGTATTTGTGCTGCCGTTCCATATGCTTCATTGGCACTCTGCCTAGACCTATCTTTATCTTCATAATTAATAATTTGTATAGATGTATTGTTTAGTTGTGTTAATGAAATAGGTATAATGGTTGCTATTGGCGTTCCAGCCTTTATTACAGTTTTAACATTTGCCTTTTTTGCTTTAAGAGCAAGGGGTAATGGATTATCATAAAAAGATGTACTTATTAAATTAGACATAGTTTCAAAATCATCATTAAAATAATTAACTGGATTGATTGTTAAAATACTTACATCTTGATCTGTTCTAAATATTAACGATGTATTTAAACTTATTGAAGACTGACCTCTTCCAGCATAAGACCCAATTGGGTTTTCTATATTAATATGTTGATCTGTTTGATCATTAATACCATCCCATGTAAAAACTATATCTTCAATGCAAGAAATATTCCAACCAACCACGTTGGCTTGAGTTACTGGAAAACATCTATATGCATGTTTTTCTGATGTTGCATCCATCCAATCTCTTTTAATGGACATTGGCTCAATTTTAAAAAGACTACCTTGCATTTTTTCTACAGATATATTAAACATTATTCATCTGCCCACTTTGGATCATACATGTCTGGAGTATGAAATTTTCTACTATAATCAAGCATTGTAACAATTGAATATTTTGTTCCAGAATTAACTGGCATTGCTTGGTGAGGATACATGAAGTTTGATGGGAAAATATATAGATCTCCAGCCTTTGGTTTAATATTTAAATTCTGTAATCTAAAATATAACTCACCTCCATCATAATCATCATTGATATAAGCAACCAACGAAACTGTACAGTTATAGGAGAACCCGTGGTCATGATGCTCTTTAAAGTGCTGACCTGGACCATACTTAATAAAGTTAAATGCTTCCCAATACTTTAATGGCATAATATTATAGTCTTTGCGATAATCATCAACTGCTGGAGCCTGTACATCATAAACATCTTGCCAAATTTTTTGAAGAAAAACTGAATCTGCTCCTAGATCATTTTCAAGATCTGTTTTTTTAAATTTAAAGTCATAGCAGTCACGATACTCTGGCATTAACTGTTGATACCCTACATATGCTGGTAGCCAGTGATATTGTTTTCCTTCTGAAGACAACTCACCCCAGGGGGCTGGACTACCCAAAACGCTTTCTAGTCTTTCTATAATATTTAACTCTGGTTTGATAACACCTCTATAACAAGTAATTCCAAACCCCAATGTTTCTTTATCTGTCCAGGTTGACATAGTATCTCCTTTTACTTATACTCTCTTCTTGTCCAAACTTTATCTTTATATACCCCGCCATCTGGCTGTCGATAAATGTTTGCGTTATCTACTATTTTAGCATATACTGTTGATGAATCTAAAATATCAAGTTCGTGTTCCCAATTTTCTCTTTTAAATGGAATAATTTGAAGATAAGGAGTTCCGGCTGATATTACCCCAGTCCAACCCTTAAACATAAAAAAGGGCACTTGCCCAAACAAATTTACCTTATCATTATCTACGATTCCACTAGTATTAAAAAACGGTAGCTCAAATCTATTCAATGGCTGACAATACAAGGCGCTTTAGCCTTCAGTAAGAATAACACCCCAATCTACCCACCAGGCAAAATGAAATTTGTCGTAACCCATTGGAGTATTAAAATCGGCCATTTCTGATCTTTCCGAAATAAAATCGGCACATTTAAGATCCAGCGCCTTAGCCCTTATTCGACCACTGCCCTCATAGAACTCGATATCGCATGGTGTTCTTAGAGCATACCCGCTAGACATTGCGTCAAAAAGTGGAGCGCATGCTTTCCAGTTTGGAACTTTTCCTCCATCA